TTGAGTTATCAATTCACTCAACGGTCTTTGAGATAGTTCAGTTAAAGCATTAGACACATCAGCAAATTGGGTTTTTATCCATTCGGCAGCGGTTGAAAGCTGCTCCATTTGAGCAACTGTCCCACCAATTGAACCACTGGTGTTTGCAAAACTTGTTTCAATATTTTGGGCGGTCTGTTCGACCTCAACAAGATTGCTGCCCAGTTCTTCTACCTTACCGACTATTTCACCAGTCTTGGTATTTATACCATCTACAACCATATTGGGGTGGCCTTCCATTTTAAACTCTGAGGGCCAATGTCCACCTTCGTCGGGTTCTCTTACCCCAGACTTGTATGCAGCTTGGTAGTCGTAGTAGTGTTCTTTTGCTGAAGGGTCTGGGTTCAGATTGTATTTTGATGCCGCTTTTGCATACCATTCATCAAAGCCCGAAATGACCCCCTTTTCTACTCCATCTGCAAATTCATTCAGATCATAGGTTTTGCCACCAACCGAAATTGTATTGCCTCCAGCATACTCATTTACGCTGTAGGTTTTGCCACCAACTGAAATGGTGCCTCCACCCCCTGCAAGATCATGTACGTTATACGATTTGCCACCAACTGTGATAATACCCTCCCCTTCAGGGGGCTTTTGCACAGCACCAAGGCCAGGCTTTGACCCCATCGACGGTTCAGCAGGTTTTGGCTGCTTGGCATACTTGCCAGTAATGGTCTCCCAATCTTTCTTTATATTTGATGTGACTCCCTGAATGCCCTGCATTCGATTAAGCACATCGTTCAGGGAATTAATGAAGTTGCCCATCTTTTGCTGACTGAGTTTATCCCACTCACCACCAAAGTTCTTCAACAGTTCGGTCAGTTGATTGATGAGGGTCTTTGCCTCTTCACCTCTCTTTTTCTCTTGTTCTATCTCCTGCTCGTAGAGCTTACCTGATTCCTGTTTGATCTGCTCCAAATATCGAATGGCTGTGGCCGCAGTTTCGGCCTCAGACCGAATGGTGTTGCCCTGAGTGTCTTTGATTTCTCCCGCAAGACTTTCTGCTACATCTGAGGCTTTGTCATAATATTTCTTGGCTTCTTCAAAGCTGTTCTTATAGGTGGCATCCCGGGCTTTGCCCAAGAGGTCATTGACCCGTTCTTCGTTGTCAGCAAACTTCTCAGTGTCTGACATCCCTCTCTGTTTGAGATTTCTGATTTTATCGGTAAGCCCTTCTTCATTCGAGAGTCGGGCCTTGCCTAATTGCTTTACCTTTTCTTCAGATTGATCCACCAGGCGTTGCAATTGGTTCAAATAGTCATCAGCCATTTTCTGCCCGGTCTTGACCACTTCATCGGCAGTCTTCTTAAAGGCTGTGACTATGGCACCACCTTCACCCTGCTCAATCGCAAGCATGGTTTCTTTACGCTTCTCACGCAATTGAATCATGGACTTGTTAAACTTATCTTCAGCAGCCAATATCTTTTCTGTTTTGCCTTTAGCTGCTTCAACTTCACTCTCATAAATCCTTTTATATTTATCCCCCAATTCGTCAAAACGTTTGCTGTAGAGTTCTTTTTCCTCCTCAATCAGGTTGCGCTTGAATTTCAGAAGCTGTTCACCTGTCACCTTTTCTTTCAGAACATCGTCAGCAAACTTCATGAGGTGCTTGGTACGAATAGATGCTTCAGCCGCAAACCGATCTTCTTCAGTTTTCAGAATTGATTGAGCCGTCTTTTCATACTGAGAGACTTCGGACTCCATCGACTTGACAGCTTTGGCAAAAGCCACCTTTGACCCAGCATCGAGAGTATTGAAAAACTCAGTGAACACATGAGGCAGGTTCGCCATAGCCGCTTCAATTTCGCTGGCTTCTTTGGCTACATCGTCCGACCATTTCTTGAGAGCTTGCTGAACGGTTTTGATCTGACCCTCAGTAGCTCCAAGTTCTCGAAGCTTTTCTTTTATTTCATCAATACTGTTGCCAAGTCGTTCCCACCCCTTAGCAGCAGCAACAAACGCAGCATCCTGATTCTTTAGAATCTCACTGGTCTTCTGTGCCTCTTTGCCGGTCTGATTCTCAGCCGATACGACCCCATCAAAACTTTCAACCAGATCGTCAGAACTTTTGCCTATATTTGACATCTCCCCCGACAAACTGCCAAACTCGGCTTCAAGTTGAGCCGTTTCACTGCCCATCGCAGCAAACTCAGGGGTGATTTGTTTGATGGACTGTACTGTCTGTCTGGCAAAATTTGAAGTTGAACCAGACATATCATCCAACTGATTATTGTAAACTTTGATGAGTTCCAACTGCTTCTGAATATCTTTCTCAATCGAAGCCCTTTCATACTCATCCAACTTCTTGATATTGCTATCTAAAGACTGGGTGTTGGTATCAATGACTCCGGTAAGTTGTGGATAGGCCCTCAACAATCGTGTGACCGTGGCATTGTATTCAACTGAAACGTCTTTGCCTTTCTTTTGTTGTTTTTGAAGTTCTAATAGTTTATCCCGATAAGCACCAAAAGTATCCGCAGCCGTTCGGTAGGCATTCGAAGATCGAGTAAGAGTTTCGATCTGACGTTCTTCTGCCTTTGACCAGTAAGTAACCGCCGCAACGATTGCCCCTATTGCTACAGCATATGCTAAAAATACAGGGTTGCCTCTGGTAAGAACCGACAACAGCAAATTGAACTTATCGGCCAACGACCCAACATTAGCTGCCATCATAAGACCAATGGCAATCCTAAGCTCAGACCCAAACTTTACAAGGGCTGGCACAACAGAACCCAAAAGTAATGTAACAAATCCTTTGTAGACCAAAATTGCCGCAGCAGCAGCAGCCGACCAAGCTACAAAAGAGGTGGTCACTTTACCCACATCAGAACTGACAAAAGCATTAACAGCCTTGACTACAAATAACAAAGCGTCTGCAAGACCGTTTAAAACCGCAATAACCCCACCTTCCCCAATCGCAACCGCAATCAATTGGGCATTGGCGGCAAGGTTCTTGAACCGGGCCACCAAGCCTTCCATCTGCTTATCGGCCATATTCGATGCAGAACCAACTTCGTACATCATTGAAAGCATTCGGGGGTATTCATCAGTTGCGGTTCGGGCTAAGATCGCAGCCGCTTGAGCCGCCCGAAGACCAAACAGGTTGTAAGCCTTGGTCATATCCACAAGGCCAGTTTTCTGATCCACCATAATCTTGTTCAAGTTCTGAACGACAGTTGAAAACCCTGCAACTTTGGGGTCAAGCTGAGAAAGCTCAATGCCCAAACCCTGAATTTCTTCACGAACCCTACGATTAGGGGCAATTAGGTTTGCTATGACCTGCCTGAACGCTGTACCAATCGTGCTGGCCCTCATACCGGCGTTTGACATGACTGACATGGCCGCAGCAGTCTCTTCGAGCGAAATACCGGCTTCATAGGCAGCATTACCCACATAGTTGAACGATACCCGAAGTTTATCCAACGTCAATTTTGATCGGTTCATGGCATTTGCCATGATGTCAGCAATCTTTTCAGATTCCACCGATTTCATGTTGAACGAGACAACCGTGGTGGTAAGAAGATCAACGGTGAGTTCCATATCCTCAAGAGTGCCCATGGCAAGCTTTGCAGCAGCATCCATCGCTTGCATGGTCTGAGTAGCCGTAAAACCGGCCTGCCCCATGAGAACCATACCATCCGAGATTTCTTTGGTACTGAAGACGTACTTGGCAGAAACATCCTTTATCGTGTCGGCCAGCCCCACCATTTCAGCATCAGTTGCCTGAGTAATGGCCTGCAAATTCTTTAGGGCCTGGTCGTAATCGGCAATTGTGGTGATACCCCTTTTCAGTCCATCAATAATGCCATAAATCGCAGCCCCAGCCGTGCCATAAGCAAGAGAGGTCTTCATAGCCTGTTGCACTCTCTGCCACATGCCTGCAAGACCTGTCAGTTGCTGTTGAGACTGTTTTATGGCTTGGGTCTGTTTGTTCAGTGCGGCAGTAGTGGTGTTCAGCGCAGAGGCCATACCTTTGCCTAGCGTCGAAGCACCACTACCGGCCTGGGTGAACGATTGATGAAGGGTATTTAAAGCAGTCTTGATCTGGCCGATGCCCTTTAGAAAGTTCTGGACATCAGCCGTAAATATTGTACCAAGCGTGAGATTGGTAGCCATTACTTTTTCACCCTTTTCGTTTTGTCATTTGGCTTGCCCATACCTGGCAATTTAAATCCACCAAGCTTGCCCATCATTTTCTGGGTAAGGGCCTTGCGCTCTTCGGGTGAAAGGTTTTCGTACTCCTTTGGGTCCTTAAATATGATTTCGTCAGAAGCTGCTTTTACTGGGGTCTTAGATTCACCCTCAATCTTGGCCCCGTGCAACGCCGCTTCAATTTTCATATTCTCGGACTGAAGCTTGCCATGAAAATACAAAAGGGCAATTAACTGACCCTTAGTTACTCCACCTTCTCGGTAGCTGAGTCGGGTGAAGTGTTCGAGTCGGTAGCCGGGGTAGTACCGGCAGATAGTTGCGAAAGCCTCTCCAGTGCAGATTCGTTCTGTTGCTGCATCCCCGGTCTGAAGAGGCTCACCAGCTTTTTTACGGGTTCACCATAGTTGTCCTCAAACACAATCTGAGCAATCTCGGCAAGCTGGTAGTTGTCGAGTTCTTTGAGAAGTGCCTTGGGGTTCTTTTCGTCCAGAACAATCAATTTCAGAATGTCGGGTAGTTTCTTGCGAATCAGGTCAATCATTTTTGACACTGACTCGGGGGTTAAATTTTCACCCGCTTCTTTGGCGTAAATCTGAATGCCCTCAGTAATCGAATCACTGAGGTCAAATTGATCTGAAACCGAAAGGGGGTAGATCTTAATTTTCCGAATGGTGCGAATGCCCACTTCGAGCACTCGCACCCTCGGATTCATCGATTGGCTCATGAGCCGATCCATCTCTTTGTCTTCTGACATCATAGTGTCTCCTTTACAGGTTATTAAGCCGTGGTGGTGGTGGTAGTGGTCGTCCAGGTGGTGCCACCAGTATCCCAAATCATGCGGCCATAGGGCATGTTGTCCCAAACCGCATTGCCACCCGTTACTTCGCTGTCGGCACGTTTTGCCTCAAGACGAATTGCAACCGCAGCAGGCTCTTCAGCCGCAAACTCCATTTCGATGGTCGCCGCCGCATTCGCACGGGGGAAGACCAGGGCCATTCGGTTCGTACCATCGGGGAAGGTGTAAATTGCCTCCACCCGAATGGCAGTCGGTGCTGCAATCGTACCCAACGGAATGCTGCCCAGATGCTCCTCGGTGTAGGTAGCCGGGCTGAGACCACGGGCAATGGCTACGTTTTTGGGGGTAAGCTCTTTGAACGCACACTCAAGAACGGCAGACTCACGAAGGGGGAAGATCGCGTCTTCCAGCATCGGGTAGCCAGACTCCAGGCGGTAGTACTCAACATTGCCAGAGAATTTGGTGTTCGCCAAAGCCCCCAAACTGTCAGCCGCAGCAAGACGCGGCACGGTCTGGGCAATGTAAGTGGAAGAAACACCCACTCGAATCTGAGCCAGACCGAGAGCGATGGTAGTGGTATCTAAGGTAACCGGACCAGTTCTCGCCATAAATTGTCACCTCCTTTCGTAGTTAGGGTATGGTAATACAAGTTGTTTCGTCAGAAGATTCAGCCACAGGGCTGATTACATTGTCGGGGTTTAACCGATTGGTTGGAAAAAAGTTAAGCGTATTCCAATGGCTCGGGTGTTCTCTTCGACACGTTCTGCGAAGACACCGCATAACCAAAGACCCATGTATTTTCATTTCAACCGGAATGAAATGGGAAGAGTCGTTTGTCTTGCCAAACACAAACCGCCAACATCCATTTGGCAATCTCTCAATCAATTTTTTACCACACTTTTCGCACCTGAAAAAAGATCGTTTGTTAGACTGATTAATCGGCTGGGTCATGATTGTTTCCCCTTTCTCAGATTTTCATGGCAACTTTAAGAATTACCGTCAGCACCTTGTATTTGGTTTCATCGGCAGCAATCATGTCACCAGACGGTAAAATGTCCCAAACAAGCATCTTGCCCAAAGAAGTCCAGACACCAGAGTAGCTACTTTGGTAAAAATCAATTCGGGCTTTACCATCAGGCATGGTGTCATCTACCAAGTAGCCCATGACTTTATCTCGAAGCTGAGAGAGCTTGTAGCCCTCATTATCCCTTCGGGTGCAACAATAAATTTCGAGTATGACATCTGACATGGTTTCAATATTCACAGGGCCAAAGGCGATACTGACCCACTTCTCGGCTTCTTTATCTTGAATGAGAGGGGCATTTAGAACCTTGTCAAACGTGACTGGCACACCTTCAGCAGTGGCGATGCTATCCACAAAATACTTTTTGATACTGTCACGAAGATTCGATTCTCGGGCTGATGGGTCAAGAGCCATGTTGTTTATTTTCCTCATACAAGCGGTCGAGAGTTTGAAAGAACGCACCCTGAACAAACTCCACTGCTTCTATTTCTTGAGGGTTTTTGCCATCGTATTTCAGTTGGGCCTTGCCCAAAGCCATCAAAATCTTGCCAATCTCTCTCATGCTGAGTTCAATGGAAACACAAACATCTTTCGGGTAAAGATCTAAGATTTTCATTCGACACCTGCCACACCCAAAGCAACTTCCATTTCATGCAGGCTCACTTCAGGCCACACACCCTGGTCGGCAGATTCCTTAATGTGCTCCAACATGGTGACCACCTCATTGAAACGGTTTTCGTTGATGGGCTGACCTATTTTTTTCTTGTAGGCAAATTCGATTGCCTGGCTCATCAAAACCCAATAGTAGAAAACAACCTTCAGCCTGGGAGTCTCGGGGTCACCCTCTTTTATTCTCATCTGCAAATGCCGGTTCATTTCAGATGACCATTTGCCCCACTCCATACTGAATCGAGACCACCCATTTGTAAACGCTCGTTTTGACTCTCGGTTGATATGATTCAACCAGTCTTCGGGTCTTAGTGCCATCGTTGACCTATCCTATCCAGGGCTTTCTGGCGCTGTTTAACGTACCCTGATTTGGCATACCGTTTGCCAATTGGAATAAATACAGGCCGTGGCCGCTGTCGGTCTGGCCTGCCTGCCCGGTTACCCTCTTCAAGCCAAATAGCATATTTAGCCACTTGAGTAGGAGAACCTTTTAAACCCCAGTTCTTGCCCCCACCATCAAATTTGGTGACATCCACACCACCAAACCAGCCTTTCATTACGCTGCCCACAGAAGACGAAGCCCCCCACCAACGAAATACGCTGAGAGAATCGAGTAGATCCCCCTGCAATTTGCCGATCTGTTGAGAGAAGCCATGCTCAATCTTCCATTTCATGTACTGTTTTGTCAACCTGGGAATACGGGTCACAAAATTCTGGGTCGAAAAAGCCATCAGCACTTCGGTTTTGTATTCAATAGCCCCGTATCGGCACATATTATCTGCAATTGTGGGCACAGAGGTCTCTAACCGGGTCAAAGCGGCCACGTAACGATTAAAATCATGGGGTTTAAACGAAATATAAACGTTCACAGGGCCTCTTTTCGGTCTAGGGCATGGGTGAATACCCTGCCACTAGGCAAAACCTCATATTTGAGCGCACAATCGGGGCACCGAACAAGTTTAGTGCCATCGTCAAGACAATCGACGCTTATAGGGCAATCAAAATGGGCACCACATAAAGGGCAAATGTATTTGGCTTTCTCTGACATCAGCACAGCCTCCCTATGCTGACCGTGTGACCCGCTGACCCTCTTGGTCGGGGGCACAAGACAACCCGCACCTCTTATGCGGTTGTCGTAGTGGTGGTCTCGGTGGTGGTCGTAGTTGTCGTGGTAGTGGTGGTCGTAGTGGTATAGGGCCGGGTGTCTTCACCCAACTCGTATGTGGTCACACCATCGTACCGCCGGTACTTGATCGACTCCACCCGATAATACTGACTCGAAGAAACCTTAATACGGTCATTCACTCGAATGCCGTGTAAATCTTGAGCGTAGAGTTCATGAACTTCCAACCCCAATTGGCCTATGGCTTCATCAGTCTCAAGCTCGTTGCCATACAAAGGGGTGGTGACCAGACACCGCAAAGTGGGTTCAATAACTTCCCAAACCGTGCGGGTAAGATAATTAACTGGATCTCTCACTTCAGTCGGGCGCAACAAAACAGCCGTTACGTTGCACTTATAGAGAACACCGTCTTTTCGAATGATGGAATTTTCAAACATGAAGGGGGTCAGATTCATCAGCATGTAATACGTACCAGTCACAGTGAACCGAATCAAATCCCCTGAAGTCGCAGCCGTGTTGTAGGGCAACCACGCCTCAAGAAAGAACTCTCGAATGAAGGGCTTGGTAGCCTGAGAGTTGGGCTTGTAATAAATGTACTCCCCCGTATGAGAAGTGCCAGCACTGTCGATGATCGTGACAGCCGTGCCGACTTCATCCAATGCTTCTTCTATGTCGGGGCCAATGGTCATGTTGAATCCCCAGGCTCTACAATGACATAGTTGGTGTCTTCGTACGTGGTTTCGTTGCCAACATCATCGTACTGAAAACCGGCCTCAATCTTGGTGCCAAACATTTCGTAATTTGAAGCACCTGCAAATTCGGCAATATTCTCTTCTTTGGCCGCTTCGAATTGTTCATCCATATACTTGATCAATTCTTTGTAATGCTCAAAGCGATGCTGAAGGTTGATCTGCTCGAACTTGAACTTGTGGGCCGATTCTGTCCACAGAAAGAAGAAGAGCCACCGCTTCGTGCGCTCTTTGAGCCATTGAATCTGAAAGTCTGAGGTGACAGGGCAAGTCCAGCCCGTGTCTCGCTGGGCATTGTTCAACGCTTGGTCATAGTCATTTGAATCAAGCTTCGATCTTAGACTTTTGACTTCAAGCTGTAGAACTTCTTTCAGTTCGTCAGCGGTCATTTCTTTTTAATGCTCCTTTTGGTTCTCTGCACCAAAAGCTTTTTGGGCTTCTGGGTGGGGGCCGGTTCAGGGTTGACCACCTGGGTAGAACCTTGGGTTTGAGTCTCAATCAACAACTGCTTGGCCCGAAGATCAGGGGTCTTCATTTCGGGGGTAGAAACCATGTCGTAGACCTGCTGCCGGGTCAGTCTGGCAGGCAGGCCAACAACATGAACCGTGCCAGTATTGTAGATGATTTCATCCAAAATTTCTTTTGGAAGGGGCGGCTTCATCACCGCCCCCTCCAGAAAGATTCTCTTACCAGCTTTGATGGTTTTTAGCATTTTCACGCTTTCGATAGACATACCGATTATCTCCTTTCAGAGTCGCTACTCAACCACTGCACTACTGTCACGCAGTAGTCGAAGTTGTCGTAGTGCTTCAAGCAGTGGTCGTGGTCGTGCTGCTCGAAGAACTCGTTGTGGTGGTGCTGGTCTCAGCCTGATGCGTGGTGGTCACAACATCCAGCGTGTAGATCGCGTCACGGTTATACAGAATGGGCAGACCCTTGTCCTGGCAGCGAATCCAGGTCACTTCAGGGTCCCACTCGTCGTAACTGTCGGTGAACTGACCGTATTGACGATTCAGGCCAAACGGGGCCTCTTTGTACTCAGCGATGGACTGGTTGTCCACCTTGGATGCAAACATGATGAACTTGTCATCAGGAATGAACGGCTTGGCCTGAGTGACATAGTCCTCACCCGCTTTGTAGCTCGATGCAGGCGGGTAATTGAGTTGCAGGGTGCCGTTTTCGATGTTCTGACCGATCACGGTGCGGTCTTCGTAGGTGCCAGCAGACACATCCCAGAAACGAATGGTCTGATCGACCTCAAAATCGCTGGGGTCATCGACACTGATCCAGGTTGTGGAAGCTGCCGTTACAGCAGCCGTCAGCCAGGCCCGAACCTCGTACATTTCGTCGTAGACAATGAAGTTGGGGATATCGAGCAGGGCACCAATCACCTTGGGGTTGACCGCAATGAGGTTATGCAGGTTGCCCCCGTACAGGTTGCCTTCACCCACCATGTAATTCTGCCGCTTCAAAATGTCGCGGATGGTAGTGTCAGCAGCCAGGTACTTCAGCACATTGCTGTTGAAAATGGCGTAGTCGATGTATCCACCGCAATCGCGCTGAATGGCGATTTTGGCATCTCGAATATCTGCGAGAATGTCTTTGCTGCCACCGTTGTTCCAGTTGTAAGCGGAACCCAGCGTAACACGGTGATCGGTTGGAATACCGTAATCGACAGACGCCCGGTAGCCACCTTTGACCTGATAACTGAAACCGTTGTTGCACAGCATCTGAGCGAACATCCACTCTTTGCGGCGCAACGCCCGGTTTTTCAGGCCAGCCAATTCACGGGCAAGCTTCTGCTCTGCACTCTGGTAGACAGCATCGGTGCCGGGTTGACGAAGATTGTTAAGGAACTCTTCATCGAAGGGCATCTTCTCTTTCCAGTATGCGGCTTCAGCTACGTGCTGGGCGACACCATGCGGCGAAGTGACAGGGGCCGGGGTGCCAGGGGCCACGAAGGGGGTCATTCCACGGCCACCACGAACCGATTCCCAGCGAACAGTGCTGCTGGGGGAGGTGGTCGAAGGAAACATATTCATGAGGAGCAGATTCGGTGGGGCCATGAAAGATTCCATGAACCCCTGAAGCACCTCAAGTCGAAGAATCGGAATATCAGAAGAACCTCTGGGCATTTATTTTCACCTCCTCTCTTTCTTATTTCAGCACTGCGTACTGACCAAAAGTGGTAATGGACAGTGCGGTCTTGGCTGTGGAATCGCAGTTGGTCAGCATTCCGTCATACAGAACGGCATTGCTGAGAATGATGGGCGAAACAGCACCCTTTGCATTGACACCCGTGCCGGTATCAACGGTCTTAGCCAGAATCGCAACGGCCACAGAGTAGTTGTTGCTGGCCCCGGCCTCGACACAGATGTACGCTTTGCGGGCAGTGGTAAACGATGTGCCACCAGTTGCAGTGGTCACAGTAATAGCCGCCATGTGCGGGTAGGTAGTGCGGTCAATAGCCGTGATAGCCCCAAGATTTTCAGCAGCGGTGGTGTTGTCATCGATAGCAACATCATCCCCAACCGCAAACTTGTAGCTGTCTTCCATAGTCACGTACAGAATCGAAGCAGTGGTGCCCGAAGCCGACACAAGATAGGCTCGGCCTGGGTGGTTTTCGACCCCAGTGAACGTAGTCGGGTTGTAGGGCACGTACTTGCCGTACCGACTAGTGGCAGCGGAGAGGTTCTTCGCCAACACCGTACCGGCTTCGAGTTTGCCGTACCCGGCCTGAATGGAAACATCGACCACCAAAGCAATCTCTGGTCGGCTGTACCAAATGTTCTTGTAATCAGTCTGATACCCTCGAACAATGTGAGGGGTATCCCCTTGAGAGTAACGGTCTGCCATGGTTTAATTCACCTCCAATCTTTTCTAAATTAGTTTTTCTTGGTCTGCCCAACATAGCCCAGCAGACGGTCAGAGAGTTTTTTGGTTTCTTCGGCCTTGTCCGGGCCAGCCGGGGCTTTGGTGGTGGTGCTTTCACCCAGAACCACATCACCCTTTTTGATCCCCATCTCGACCCAAGACTTGATCTCGGCGTCAACGGCCTCACCGAAAGCCTTGGTGTCCAGATTCTGGTCTTTCACGAACTTGTTGTAATCGACCATGGCCCGAACCTTTTCATGCAGGCGCTCCGGCAGATCACTCTCAGCGAGCTTTTCAGTCCAGATGCCATTGGCTTCGTGCTTCAGTTCCTTCTCTCGGCGGATGTCATTCTCTTTCTTCAGAGACTTGTTCTCCTCCGACAGGCGGGTGACCTCGGCTTTCATTGCCTGAATCTCAGGGTCCGGCTCGGGGGCCTTGAACTGAGCTTTGCCTTCAGCAATGATTTCGTTGAACAGGTCAGGGAACTCTTTCTTCAATTGCTCTTTGTCCATTTTTTTCACCTCCTTTATAGTGGTTTCAACTGGCTTATCGCCAGCAAATTCAACCTCGGTGAACGCACAGGGTTCTTCACCCGAAAATGCGGTTGCCGAAGTGTTTGAATCGGCCCCAAAGACACAGACCGACATTTCTTTGAATTCGGACTCAAGCCAAACGGCCCCAGGCCCCTTGACCGTGAATCCATTACAGACATGCTCTTGATCTTCGTCCAGTCGAATGACCTTGCCCGGCTTGGCATAAATGCTCGCCTGAAATGGAAAGCCTTTCGAAGACTCAGCCAAGAACTTCTGAGACTCTTCGTTCTCAAGAAAAACAACATCATCTTCGGGGGCCATCAGTTTGTTATCCTGAATGACCGGCTTGCCCATATGTGCCAAGCGAACATCGGTTCGATGGTCTTGCAGCAAAGGGTACCGACCTCGGGTAAACTTCATTCCACTTAGGTCAATACCCAGGTTGCCCCAATACCAATGATCTTTGATGACTCCACCTGAATAGCCAACCATCTTGAGTTTGGGCTTCTGTGTCGTAGTGCCATCAGCAGCCTGTACTTCTTGAAACTGAAGAAGAGCTTGTCCACCACCATCGAGTCGAAATGCCCCCTTTGGTAGATTCTGTTCTTTCTTCATACTATTCCTCCTTGGGTTTGGGCTTTCTCACCACTAAATTTTTCTTTCTGGCCGAAGCAGCAGAACCGGGTTTACCCTGCTCACCTTCAACCGATTCCTGAATGGCCTCTTGTTCTAAAGTGTCAACTCCACCTGCATACAAAAGCGGTGGGTACTTTTCATCTTCAGTGGCCTTTCGCAGCCGATAGCGACCATACCCACCAAACCCCAACATTCCAGCAATCGTTGAGTTCGGTATTCCAAGGCTTTCACCCATCGGCCCATGTTTGACGCCCAGAACCGCACCTGTGCGCTTTTCGTAATCAAGTGCCTCTGAAATGGGGAAAGCCACATCAATCAGGTCTTCGGGTTTGCGCTTCACGTTTTCGAAAACCGGCTCTTGGTTATCGTCAAAAGCAACGGCTTCCCTACTCTTAAAGGTCGGGGGCATTGCACCGACAACCGATTTCAAGAAAAAGACTGACCCCCAAAAGTCGTTGATATACCACCGCTTGAAATAGGCAATTTCATCGGAGGTGCGGTCAGACATGGGGCCGCGTGAAGCCTTGAC